TATAAACATCACCAATAGTAAGATGTTCGCCAACTGTGATTACCAGCTTGTTAATGGAAAATCAAGCGAATCCACAGCCCAGCCGTGCCGAGCAGCCGGAGGCGTTTCAGCGACCATGGTAGCTAGTACAATATTGAAGTTTACTAACAATACAGTTTACACCGGAACTAATGCCGGCGGTTCTTCGGGCATCGAATGGAAAAACAGAAATTTATCGTGTAACGGAACAGAGACTTATTCGTATAAAAATAATATCTTTGTCAGAAGCCCATTAAGTACGACTAACTGGGTGCCATTTTATAATGTCGATATTGTCGGCGCATGTTTAACGGCATGGAGCGCGGCGACAACAGACCACACAATCTTTTATAATTTCCAGACTAATCCATCGGGAACTGGAAACTCTTTTACAGCTCCGGCATGGGCTGGGACGGTATCAAAAGCAACTTATGACAATTCAAGCAATGTTCTTTTAACGTCGAATGTTGGTGGCGGTACTTCGACGACTTTCTGGAATTCATCGAACGACTTTAATAATTTCCCGCAAAACACGTCCATTGATCAAGGCGCATTGCAATTCGGGACATCAACTCAGCTTAAACAGGCTGGTCAGTCTTGTGTTGCTAATACTGATTGCTCTTCGGGAACGTGTAATAATTTTGCATGTTCTGGATCGTGTACCGCTAATGGCGGGGCTTGTTCGACGGGCGCAACGTGCTGTTCTGGTACATGTACATCAAGTTTGTGCGCCGTAGCAAACACATGCGGAGATGGCAATATACAGCCTGGAGAAACTTGCGACGGTTCAAATTTAAACGGATCGAACTGCGTTCTGCAAGGGTTCACAGGTGGATCTTTGTCATGTGCCTCAAATTGCCTATCATTCGACACGGCATCATGCACAAGTACAACGGTATTTCCTTTAACGCCGATATTAGACAGTTTCAATCGCGCAAACGAAGGGCCGCCTTTATCGTCGAACTGGACAACGCTTTATGGTGGTTTAAAGGTTTCATCCAATCAAGTTGCCAATACCGCCGGAGATATTTTTTCACTTGAGTACTGGAATCCAACTAATTTCAGCAAGGATCAAGAAGCATATTTCACCGCATCCACAGGAGCAACGGCTATGGACGGGGTATCTCTCTATATCAAATATGATAACGTAACACAAAACGGATATGCTTTCCGGATGGATAACCCGGAAGGAACAATGGATATATCCAGAGTAACGGGCGGGACATCTACTGTTCTTTTGTCTTTGGCGGCGAGCCTTCCTCCCGTCGACGGTGATAAATACGGACTAAGCTATGTCAGCGGAACATTGAAGGCATATCGAAACCGAGGCGGTTCTTGGAGTCAGATCGGAACTGTTGCTGATACGACATATCAAACCCAAACCGGAAAGATTGCCCTTGGTCTTTATGAGTTCGGGACTACCGCAAGAATTGACGACTTCGGCGGCGGATCTCTGAATCCTGTCACATGCGGAAACGGTTTAAAAGAGACTAACGAGATATGCGACGGCGCTGATCTTGTTGGGCAGACATGTGTTACTCAGGGTTTTGCTTCGGGTACTCTTTCATGCGCCACTAATTGCGGATCATTTAATACATCGTCTTGTGTTACGGCAAGCACCTGCGGAAACAATACAAAAGAGAGCGGTGAAATCTGTGACGGAACAGACTTGGCAAGCAATACCTGCTCATCCAGAGGATATGCCTCGGGAACACTTGCTTGTGCATCAAACTGTTTATCATTCGTAACGACCGGATGTGTTTCTACTGCTTCAGGAGTTAGAGGGGGAATGATAATCAAATAAAATTTATCGATCAATTAACGGGAGAATGCTGTGAGTGACGGACTTACATTAGAAAAGGCAAAGGTTGTAGAACGTCTTTCAGAGGTAGAAATTAAACTTGATGTTCTTATTGCAGAGTTACACATAAAGAATAATAATGTCAGAGAAAATGTTTCAAAGTTGAATCATATTATTATCGGAAATGGCGAGCGTGGTCTTGCCGAGAAAGTTAGGATATTAGAAGATACTGAAAGCAAACGTAAAGATTATCTTAAAGCAACATGGATTGCCATTATCGGGCTTGCTTCTAAAAGTATATGGGACTTATTGACTGGGAAGTGATATTAGAACTAAAAATCTATGCTTCTTATTTGAGGTCTTGTGTTAGAGAAAAAAGACATAAAAGAAATTCTGGAATACATGGAAATCCAGATCAAGAAATTAGAAGATGCCGTGGATATATCAGACCAGAAATTAACAGAGATAGCGGTGGCTACGGACGCAATTCGGTTTGATTTTGAACAACTAAAGAAGAAAATTAATGGGTGAATATACTTTACAAATAATATCGATAAGTAAAATATTATGGTGTACTATATTTGCAGGTCTTTATGGTTTTGGTGGAATTTCAAATAAATGGATTAGGAGATTTGTTGCACCATTTTGGATAGGAATCGGGATATGGTTATTTGGAACATTGCAAAATTCATTTTCTTTTCTTCAATTATTGTATCCACTATTACTTTCTGCGTCGCTACATATTGGGTATGGAGGGGATGATGTCATTACTAAAATACGTCGTAGAGCTTTTTATGGCTTTGTTGTCAGTTCTGTTTCGATTCCTTTATTGCATAATTGGCACTTTTGGTTACTGTATCTTATTCATATTTTTGTTAGTGTGTCAGCTTCCGTCGTTTTGGGAGCGTTCAACCCAACGAAGTCAGCAAGAGACGAAGAAACAATCTTAGGTCTGACTTATGTACTAATCCCGATGTTCTTAATTTAAGGAGGAATTATGGAAACAAAAAAATGGTTTGAGTCTAAAACGCTTTGGGTCAATGCTATTTCTATTGTAGGTGTTTTCTTAGCTAAACACTTCGGGATTGAAATTACTGCCGAGATGACAGTAACTATTCTTGGTGTAATCAATGCTATTTTGCGTTTCATAACCAAACAACCGATTGTGATCTCGTGATATGTGGGCAGCAATTTCTGGTATAGTCCAGATACTATATCTGATACTTAAAAACAAATTCGAGAGAGATGAACAGATAAGAAAAGAAAAGGAGTCTTTACATGCTGAAGTTTGTGAGGCTATTTCTTCTCGGGATGCTGGTGCTATCAACTCCGTTATTATCAAGCTGCGGTCATAAAACTCTTGTATTGCACTCCATAAGGAATCCAGTAGAAGGTAAAGATTATTATATTATCCAAAATGGCGATTTCTGCATGACTCCTTGGTATTTAGAAAAGATATTGCAGGTAAAGATAGATAATAAAGAGGTTAAATAAATGTCCTTAACTTTCAGCGACTTACAAATCGAGGTAAAACGAAGGGCTCAAAAAGATTCTGGTGGTTCTACGTTCGATAATGCCATAAAGAATCTTATTAATACATCATTATTTCGTGTTTCACGTGAAGCATTATGGCGTCCTCTACGTAGAAAGACGACGTTCGATACAGTAACGACTTATAGCACAGGTTCTGGGGCCGGAACTTTTACGAATGCTTCCAAGAATGTAACAGTAACGGGAGCAACATTTATTACGGATGGAATTAAAATTGGACGCAGAATATCGTTATCTGGAGATTCTAATGTATTTACGATTAGAACTATAACTGGAGAAACAACTCTTACGATTGATCAGAACTATGGCGGAACAACAACATCTGTTGGAGAATATAGTATATTAGCTCAAGAAGAATATAATCTTCCTATACAGGCTGGTCATAAAGTTTTCTTATGGCATGAACAATGGGGATATCCATTTCAATTACAATATGTTCCAGATCAAGAGTTTATTGGTTCTGGAATATTAAATACAACAGAATCTGTTCCTGTAGCTTATCGTATGTGGGGCGAAAATATGGTTATTGGACAACCGTTACAGGCTTCAGTTGTAACTATTGTTTCTTCAAGCACATCTGATACTACTGGTTCTGTAACAATATTTGGTGTAGTAAGCGGATATCCTGATTATGAAACAATAAATCTTAATGGTACGACTTCAGCTGCAGGAAATAAATCATTTACAAGTATTGAGCGAGTTATTAAGTCTAGTTCAACGATTGGAAGAGTTACAGTAACAACAAACTCTGGAAATAACACTCTAGCTGTATTGCCTGTGGGAGATACAACATCTGGAATTTTATATAAAAAGATACAATTATTCCCATTACCTAACGAAATAATTCCTATTAATGTTCAATATTATAAAGATCCATTTAGATTAGTTAACGAAGAGGACATTCATGAGTTGGGTCAGGAGTTTGATGAGGCTATTATATTATTGGCAACGTCAAAAATGAAGTATGAGAATAACCAGACCGAAGGAGATAAGTTCTATGCTTTGTATCAAGATGAGATTCGATCATTAAGAAGAACTAATGCCGATAAGATTGACTGGTTCCCGAAGCAAGGTCGTCCTAATCTTGGGCGCGTATCTATGGTTCACCCATATTTATCTTATACTCAAATTGGTGCTAATTACGGACGGAGAGTATAGTGGCAGGAAATAATTTCACAAGTCCATCACAACCATTTTCGTTTCGTAATTTCTCTGGCGGTTTAAATACTACCGCAGGATCGCTTGGTTTGGATAACAGTGAATCGTCAGACCTTCGTAATTGTGATTTTAATAAATTTGGTTCTATCCTTAAACGCAATGGGTATACTCATTTAAACTCTACAGCAATCTCTAGCGCATCTACCAACGATGGCCTCCATTGGTATGAGGCTGTTCTTTCTGGTACGTTGACTAGAAAACTGGTTACTGTTGCTGATGGAAAGCTGTTCAAAATGGATGATCTTGATGGAACTTGGGATGATATAACAGGTTCATTGACTATTACAGAAGGAAATTTTTGCGATTTTGATAATTTTTTAAATGAAGTTTATATAACAAATAATGTTGATGTTCCATTTAAATGGTCTGGATCTGGAAATGGCGCAACCATGACAGTTCCAACCAATTTAACAAAAGCAAGGTTCGTTAAGCAATTTAACAATTATCTTTTCTTGGCAAATGTTACGGTTTCTGGAACTGTTCATCAGTCGCGCATTTATTGGTCTAATATTAAGACAACAGGAACATGGACAGCAACGGATTTCATTGATGTTGCTAAAGATGATGGTCAAGATATAACAGGAATCCGTGTATTATCAGATAGGCTTGTTATCTATA